TCATTTTACTTTCTTTTTTTGGCTGTTATAATTTGAAAGGACACCTACCAAGTCTTTCCCATGTATTCTGAATGAAACCGCACCATTATTAGACGGCACATTATTAGAACCTCCATTTAACAATCTGAACAAGTTACCTTGCTGCACTCCGTTAAGTATCATTTCCCCGGTGTTAACCCGTGCTATACTCATGTCTCCGAAGGTTGACCCACCTTCTATAATACCACCATCTGCAAACTTCGGCAAGCTGGCAAACAAAGAAATGATAGACATTGCCGCACCACCTGCGGCAAGCCATCCAACTAAAGGTATTTGCGCTGCTGAACTTGCCGCCTCACCTGCTGTTTTGGCAGCAAGTGCAGGGATTAGTGCACGTATTGCAGGGATTGCCATAGCGATACTTTGCAGCAACGATGCACCCCAATTGAGCCATGAAGCTGCACCGCCATCTGTTGCACCCGATATAAATTGCATGGCATCACTGATTCCGTACAAATTATCTTGGTATTTTTCTAACAGATTGACGTCCTTTTTATCTATCGGAGACTGAAACTTAGGCAGTTTTAAACCTTCCAAATTCATTCCTTTATTAGTAATCCCAGCTATTTCAGACATAAGGCTACTGCTGGATTGTGGAAACTTGTTTTTGCCGTGTTCCGATTTAAACATTTCCTCTTTCAGAGAAATTGTCAAGTTTATTTTTTTTGCTTCCAGTTCGTTGATAGCTTGCTGTACGGCTACACGCGCCTGCAAGGTTGTAGCGTTTATCAATTCCTTGTTCTTTGCGCTTATTTGCTCACTCAATGCCGCAATAGAACCCGATGGAGCTACATCGGGTTTCTTATTTCTCGCACTGTTATTTGTTGCAGGATTACCAGCATACACTTTATATCCTTCCAAACTTTGTACGGGTGCAAATCCTTTGACAGCCTTATTTGAATTATTGAATTCGTTGGCAGTCTCGTTATACTCTCTACTTACAGAACGCAGCGAAGTTGTTAATTTCTGATATTCGGATGCCATATTTGCAATGTTGGTAAGCTCCTCATCCTTATACTTGTTTAACATTGCATTGACTATAATAGCTTCTCTTTGGCTCTCTATATTATCCTTTATCTGTTGGTTAATAGCCTCTATCCTTTTGGGGTCAGTGGTATTGCTTAACTCTTTGCGTTTTGCCGTGTCATATCCTACATAGGCATTATATCCATTAGAATAGCGTTGTTTTAATTCGCTTCTCTTTTGTGGGTCTGTAACATCTATTTTTAATGCCATTCTGACATCATCCATTGTTACTTTCAGTTTGTTGCCACCTATTTCCTCCTCAACAGATGAAGTAATGGCTTTAACCAAATCGGCTTGTAAAGTCCTATTAATTTCACTTTGAGAGCCAAGTGCCGTTCGCCAATTTCCAAATGCTGCAATACGCTCATCAATGGGCGCAAACTTATTTTTAGCAGTATATTGCGCTTCGGCAATATTACTTTCATTCTCCGCGCTAAAATAGCTATGACTAATTCGCGTATTTCCCAATTGGTCTAATGCCGCAATACTTTCTTTTGCCTTGCTAATAATGCCATCAAGACCGCCAAGAAAGCCCGTAAAATCACCAGTAGCCAATGAATAGAAAAATTCATCAACGGTGGTTTTAGCACTGCCAATAGTAGCCGCCCACGCATCCCCGGTTACTTGGCTTGAATTGATGGTTTTGGTAAATACTTCGGATGCACCAGTAACAACACCGATAGCGCCAGCGAATTTAAGCATACCTACGCCTGCGGTTTTAGCCATCCCGATTACGCTACTTTGATAGTCATTAACCCCCTTCTTTGAACTACTTAGTTTTGCATCAAAGTTATTCGTGTCTAACAGTAACCGATTTATTATATCTGCCATGTAATCAATTTTTATACATTCGTTCTACCTGCTTTGCTTTTTCACGTAACCGTTTCATCTCATCATCTGTGACCGTTGCGGCTTCCTTATCTTCTTCGTCCCAAGGAAAGCGTAATATATCTGTTTGTTCAAGTTTTTTCGTGCTATTCGATTGAGCTATGATATATCCGATAATACGGGTCTGTTCCCATGCTTCACGATTACGGAGATTAAATCCAGTCAGAAACGTTTTCACTTCCCCGAACGTCATTTTGTCAAGAAAATACGATGGTGATATGCCGCCAATCCCTACTACGCGCTCATAAAGTTTATGTATGCTTATCGGCTTCTCTTTTTTTTTGTGGATTTATCCGTTTCTTTACTGGCAAACTGCGCTTGTTTTTCCAGTTCAGAAACAACAAACTTTTTATATTCAGAGAACAAAGACGGGTTCGCATCGCATACGTCTATGAAGTCGGCAAACGACATGGAGAACGTTTCGTTGTTAGCCAGCAATGTGCAGTAAAAAAGTAGGTATTCATCTATAAGCTTCCCAAAGGTAAACGGTGCGCCTTTTATCTCTTCATATACGAAGAAATTCCGAAGAATATTTCTAAGGGTATATTCTAAACCATTGATTGTTATCTTTTTCATGTTGAATACAAATAATAGGGGCAGTTCTCACCGCCCCCGATTAACAATACATTTTATCCTAACGGGTTTTCGCCTTGGTCGCCATCAGAACCACCGCCACCATCGCCACCGTCACCGCCTGCCGAGCTGTCACCATTCGTAAGCACGCCAGTGCCATCAAGAGAGACGGAAAAGGTTGCTTTATCACCGTCAGAGGCATTCAGTTCAAGCGAAGTTATTAACGCTTTACCTTGATATGGTTTTTGGGGCAACTCCCAGCCAGCCGATGGCAACGAATTTCCACGGTTATCGGGAATACCGAAAGCAACATCCACGGGTTGCGCTGCAACCATCATGGCAAACAGTTTGTCATAGCCGTTAATGTCTGCATCCGCACTGAAGCAGTTTTCGCTAGAACAATTCCAACCCAATTTTTTAATGTCCTTTTCATTCCATATGCCACTATCCTTACTCTGTGTGTCAATTGTTTCGGCTGACATGCCGATTTTGCAAGACGTTGCCAATGCAATAGCCTTGCCGCCAACAAACAACATCAAATCTTTACCTAATACTTGTTTTGCTTTTGCCATATAATTCAATTTTAAATGTTTGGTTCTGTTTCAAACGAAAAAGTGAGCCGTTGTATGAAAGTATCTTCCGTAAACGTTTCATCCGTTGAAATTAAATTCGCATCAATGACTGAAAATCGTTTATAATCACCAGTTTTCTTGTCTATCAAATCGCGTACATATTCCGCAATGATAATCGAACGGGAATAATTGGAGTCTGCTACGATTATTTCAACTTCTACGTTATCGCCAGTGCTGTATCTGTCTTTTGTCGTATTCGGAATCAACGAATTCCGTTTGTACAAAATGAAAGGAAATGTAGTAGCGCGTAGTGTAGATACTGGAAATATCTTATCTCTAACAAGCCTTTTTAGGCTTGCAGAAGATGATAACTTTTCATATATATGTGTACCTATAGATATACTCATTTCTTGTTTACAATCTTTTTTATAGCATCTACTATATTCTGCTCCAACATACTTTCAGCCTCCGTTTTCTTTGCCGTAACTGCATCGCCAAAGAAATTGTACGCTTTCATATTACCCCTATTTGCCCCTTTCTTGGTAGCTCGTTCCGTTGTTCCCAATTCTATAAACCGAAGAATATAAGAACGGGAATCTTTCTTTCGCTTATCCAGCAAATCAATACGAGCACCCGAAGCGTTACGATAGACCGCTATATTTATATCGTTCTTCAGTGGCTTATGGATTATGCCGCCTTTCGTAACCGACTTATTAGCGCTCGGAAAGAGTGAAACCAAATTACTCTGCGCTCCCTTTCGTATGACTAATATCGATTTTCGCAAAGCTGCCTTTATAGCTTTCTTTGCTTCCTTGTCATTCAGTTGCGTTAGTAGCCGATTAATCTTTTCTACGTCAACTATGACTTTATACCCAGCCTGCGTTACTTTGCTACTCATTGATTAACTCTGCTTGTATCACCGTACATTGTTGTTTCCTATCGCGATTTATGGAAATTATCTTATAACTTCTTTCCTCATGTATAAGTATCATTTTTTCATGTATATCTTTGCAGTATCTAATCTTGCAAGTTATCGCCAATGGGTTATACACTTCACCATTGACAAGTTTACGACTGCCGGATGCAAATCGAACCTCCGCACGTTTGGATAGCACATCTACCCACTCATCGGAAAATCCTCCCATTTCATCCCGTGCCGTTTCCGTTTCTTGGAAACGTATAATCTCATTAAGTAGTCCTGCCTGCATTATTGATACTTTTTAAATGGTCTGATAAGATATGCCAGTGTATAAGGAATAACGTTGGGCGTGGCAAATGAAACGGGTTCACGATTAGCGTAGAAGTTTCCTGCCAGTATCTTGATAGCATGTTTCAACATCGGATTCAATGCACCGTTTTCCTCATGTTCTGAAAGTGGCGCATTAATAGCTCTCTCTACCGACATTTGAGCAACGGTAACAATATCAGCCAGATATGTATCATCATCGCTAAAGTCAATATTGAGATGCTTCTTTATTTCTTCGAGTGTAATATATTCTTTCATAACACATTTTAAAAAGAGGTGGAGATATTGAAACATCCCCACCTCCCAACAACTAATATAGAAATGATGAAAACAAAATTGCTTTATGCAGCCTTTTTCTTTGCAATGGCAAAGGCTTCTGTACGTGCCGTAACCAAATCGTAATCAGTATTCAAAATGAAGTTGACTACGTTCGACTTGGCATCTGTGTACGGGTCTATAATCAAGTCCATTTCGCCAAATTGACCGATGGCTGAATAAGAGAACACACCGAACCCGATTGTATCAGCATCCATGTAGTTGGAAACAAGAACCGGATAACCGTTAATCATTCCATCCTTGCAAATCATTTCAGCCGAACCCTTTTCCTTTGGGGTTGTTTTCAATGCTCCGTAAACCTTCGGAGTACAAACATAAGCCGCTGTACCGTCTGTTACGTCTGCACCGTTATCCATTACGGTAGTTTCCAATGCTACGACATTGGCAAATGTAAGTGCGGTATCGTATTCTACATCTGCCTCCGTTTTAACGAAGCATCCATCGGTCGCACCTGCCAACTTTGTACCGGAAAGCAACCATTTGTTCAGCAAACGAGCAACCGCCTTTGAAAGCTGTGTTAACACGATATTCTGCAAATCGTAATTGGTTTGTTTGATGGCAGTTCGGGAAACCGGAATAGACACAGATACACGTTTGGGAGTTGCCTTTACCTTACCTATATTCAAATCACTGTCTCCGATTGTAGCTGTTTCGCCTGCGATGGATGCCTCGACCGCTTGCAATGTCGGAAAAATGAATTCGCCTGCCAGTCCGCTTTGCATCTTGATGCCCAATTTGTCAAGAATCAGCCCCTTTTCAAGCGGTTCAATGACTTCGCCAACTGTAACGGGCACGGTTGCATCTGCGGTAGTGATTGCGGAAACCTCGGCACGGGTTACTACTTTAATGCCATTCTCGGAAACGATGCCTTTGTAATCGGTCAAAGAGCGATGGTTTACTACATCATCAACCGCCTTTGCAAATAATACTGCACCGGACATTCCACCCAAATAGTTAGGCTCGTTATCCAATCCTCTACGCTCTTCTCTCATCTGCAAAAGTTCCTTTTCGTTCTTCAACGAATCAAACTCTTTTTGCTCCGTTTCATTCAAAATACGCTTTTCAGCCTCCGCTTTATCAAGCATTGAACGCATCTGTTCTTTAATCTCTGCAATTCTTACGTAGTTTTTTCTCATAACTAAATGAATTTTCTTAAATTATTAATTTGGTTTATATACTCAATGTCTTTTTGTTCAATGTCCGAAAGGCTTCTTACCGTTACGTCCGTGTCGAAATATGCCGGGTCTGCAACAATGGAAACATCAAACAACTTATCTATTTTGTGAACTGTACGGAATAAGATGCCATCTTTCCGCTCGTAGGTAACATTTTTCTTTTCATCCGTCCAAAAGGCGAATGAAGAACCGAATAAGTCGCCTCTGTTAATCATTTCTATTGCATCATTTCCGCATTGCGTGTTAGGCGCATCAAACTTGTATGCCAGTCCGTAATCATCAACGGATAGAGCCAACGAACCTGCACCCATATTTGACCGCGCCAATAGCCTTTGTTTGTTATGCTCCATCAAGGCTTTTATGTCACAGCTCCGTATTAGCTCATCTGTGATTGCACCTTTTTCTATAACTTCAATGAAGAACTGTTTTTTCTCCACATCATATAATATACGGGACTGTTTGCCGAACACAGAGCCGTAGCCTTGTATCGTTCGCCCGTCTATTTTCGGAGATGCCTCTTCCGTGTAGCTTCTTATTTCCATTATCTTTTTACTATATGATTTTTATTCATCCTTTGGTAGCTCCTTATTTTGTTCTCCGTGTATCTTTGCGGAATTGATAGGCGCAACATTGCAGCTAACCATTACCGTATCTCCACCGTCAACGGGTGCGATGCCTTGTTTCATCCGTAAATGATTCGTCGTAAATACACCAAGCTCATACATGGACTTATCATAGGCTGCACGTGTTGTTAAGTCGGTTTGGTACAATGCTTCCAAATCGAAGTTTATTTTATAGACACCGCTTAGTTTATCCGGTACTAACTTAGCGTTGAACTCCGCTTCTATCTGTGATAGTATAGGCTGTAAAGTGTCCGTCAAGAATGATACCTGCCCCATTTCGGAAGCTTTATAATTCGTGGACTGTCCGGCAAAAGCCTTATCGGGATTAACGCCATAAAAACGGCACACATCCAATACTGAAAATTTCTTTGTTTCAAGTAGCTGCGCATCAACCGGATTTATAGATAATTGTTGAAATTTCAAGTCCTCCGAGATGGCTATAATATCTTTACCGGAGTTCAACTGCGCTTCAACTCTATCGGCTACCGGAGATGTTTGCTCAAAATCAAGCGCATCAATACCGGACATACCGCCACTTGCGCCATAAAGCAGGGCTTTTACTTTTGTTCCGTTCTGAAACGTCTGCAAGTTTTGATTATCTGCACTTGCTGAAATGGAAAGTATGCGTGAGGCGTAATAAATTGTACTGACACCAGTATAACCGCCATCCAGACTTTTGTTTTTCAAATGAATTATATCATCCGCATCATACACACCGCTAATATGATTGATGCCGTCAGAAATCACATATCTGTTTGAAAACTTATCGTAGCAAACAGAGTTGTTTGCGCAAAGTATCAGTTCTGAAACCTCACCGAAAGAACGTCTTATAAGAATGTAGGCGTTCCCATTATTCACCATTTGAATGATGGCATTCTGCATAAAATCGAATGAGTTAAGGCGCTTGTTCGGTCTGCGAGTCAATACGCTATGCAGTTCGTTTTCACAATCAATAGAAAAATAACCGTTTTTCTTTCTCTTAACCTGCAACGGCAATGAGGCTATTGTGCCGGACAATATAGACACACAACGGTAAACTGCTGCAAGCTGCATTGCGCTGTTTGTACTCGTTACATCTATAGGCTGTGACGGTACAGACGGCAGACGGGCTTGTATTGCCTTTCCTGCTCCTGCACCAGTATCTACAGACCTCTTTTGTTGTTTTCTCCAAAATTTGATGTTCATGTTTTTATTGGGTTATGTTATTGTATAGATAGAATGTCATAAGGTTGGTTATTGCGCCATCTATCTTTAAATTATGTGTTTTCTTTATAGGCTTTTTGTTCTCGTTCCTATCCTCATCCAGTACCGCATTTCCGAAACAGTAATAAGTGATAGGGTTAGGAGAAAAGGACATTAGCCCACGCTTCACAGCTAATTCAAAGCTTTCTACGGGGCTTGTAAACGTGCCGTATGTCTGCTTGACTGGAGTCAGTATCTTTTTTGCACCGGAGGCAGAAAGCATATTAACGAACTCTGCGGAACGATACGGGTCATATCCGATACCTAATATTTTCACAGCCTTGTTTCTCGCCAATATGTCAGCTACAATTTGTTTATAGTCTATCACATTGCCTTTGCAAAGTTTCAGATGCCCATCTTTAGCCCATTTCTCATAAAGCTCACGGTTCGGATGATTAGGCAGTGCATCAGCAGGGAAATAGTAATCAGTATGCGAATGAAACGAACGGGATGCAGCCGAATAAAGCATGTATGTGACAGCCGAAAAGTCGTCACACACAGACAAGTCAACGGCAACCATACAAGGCGGACGGTTCGCCAGTTTATCAATGTTTATATCTTTTGTAAGCGCCTCAATATCGGATGCAGAAAGCCATATCTTTGCAGTATTCTGCACGAATAGGTTAAGCAGTTTCGTTCTGAACTCCAAAGCATCATCAGCACTTATCAAGGCTTTTTGGTACTCACTCACATAGAAATCTTCATAAACGGTTATGCCCATGTGAGGCTGCACCTTATGCCATGTGTGAGGGTCGCTTTCTTCATCGCCTGCATCCGGCTCAAATATATGGGCAAATACAGCATCGTTAACAAGTTCATCACGTAATATCGCCTTGTAGTTCTTTAGCATATCAATGAACGGGCATTCTTGTTTGTCGGATGCAGTAGTAATTACAATTGTTAAAGGGTTGAGCCGTGCGCCCATTGAAGACGTTAATACATTCTTCAGTGCTGCGCTATCGGCCTGCGAATATTCGTCCAGTATCACCGTGCTCGCATTTAAACCGTCCAATTTATCGGGATTGGATGCCAAGCAACGGGCAAAGGATGTTTTACCCTTTATTCTGTTATAGATAATCTCTCTGTTAATGGTAAACCTGCGTAGCTTCGGGTCTAATGCCTTTAAAATGTTGCGAATTTCATCGAAGCATACTTTCGCTTGGTTATACGAATTAGCTGCTACATAGGTCTGCGCATTAGCATCACCGAATAATAAATCATATATAGCCAAACTCGCTACACTCGTTGTTTTGCTGAATTTACGAGGGACGAACAACAGTGCTTCACGAATGACACGTTTCTTTGTTCCGGTATGATAAAAGCCTAATATGTTGGCGAACTGGAACACTTGTATAGGCGTTAGCTTGTACCTTGTCTTTCCTTTCGTACCACTGAACTTTAGACTTTCATAGAATACGATGAATTTGCGTACTTCGCTCATTATGAAATCGTATGTATCAAGAAACCGAAAGAAACGGGCTATCGAAAGAAGTTCATAAAGATTATGGTCATTGGGATTATTGATACAGCTACGCACATACGAACTTAGACGGCTATCTGCCTTTTCCAAGTTGTATGAAAGTACATCAATACTACGCAATCTTTTTGCAGTGGCATCTTTTAACCGTATCAGTTCATCTTTAGTTAACATCGCCTGCCTCGTTTACCTTATTGATTAAGTCGTTAACCTCATCATCTTCCGTTGCTGTAAGTGTCTGCAACGTCAAACCAAGTTCGCGCAACTGCTTACGGGTTGTTTCCAAAGCATCAAATAATACTTTGAATGCAGGATGTGCTACGAGTTTCGTATTTTCTTCGCGTGTCTTTTCTTTCACGAAAGATTTCATTCGGCTTTTAGATATGTCAGATAGAGCGATACGGAATGCCATGTATGAACCAGCGCAAAGCTCTATGCACAAATCCAAGTCGGGCGTATATGTACCCTGCGATGCCATCGCCTTGCTTATCTTATCTTTTATATCTTCTAAATCACCCATTTTATGCGCTTTTTACACATAACTTTTTATTGTTAGTATTTGGTAGCGCATTAGTTACGGATAAATGAAGCATCCCCCCAGCGCCCCCACCATCTGAAAAAACTTTGCGCGTGTAACTATTAGGGGGAGTGGGTTTAGACTATACAGACAAGAAATAAAAAAACGCCCCCCCTTGCAGCAATAGTATAACCATCCGCAATAGCAGTAAAATGGAAATTATTATTTGCTTTTTAAAATTGGAATTTGTTTCTTTGCAATAAAAGAATAAACCTTTATATTATGGAAACGGATACTATTTTAAATTACACATACAGTTTTCTGCAAGGAAGTTTATATTTCAATTGTGTTTGTCTTGGACTTGCGGTGATATCGATTATATTATGTATATACTTCTATATTAAAGCAAAAAAGGTTAAGCAGCCTACTTATGCTGTTAGAACAATAAGACTAATTGAGCCTAAAATTAAAAATATTGGGAATATCAATATCTCTTACTTAGAAACATTCTTAATCATCTTAAAAATATACACTTAAATATTTTATAATCAATATGTTATAAGAAAGGTGATTTTAGTGGAGAAACAAATAAGGAACAAAAATAGGAATTAAAGTGATTTCTCATTTTTCTATTTGCACTCTGTTTCTTTCTTTTCGTTTGTTTGCTTTCAGAGTGCATTCCGAGCAATTTTATCTGCTCTCATCATTCGAAGAATTTGCTCCTAACTTTAACTAACAAATTATTTGCAGCTCATAAAGAGAATACAAATTATTATCTCTTGAAGTTGTATTGCTTGTAGCAAAGATAATCTTTTTTGTACAGGCAGCCAAAAATGCCTGCCTATATTTAGTTTAATTTAGTTTAGCATATATAAAGCTAACAAACTAAACCAAACTGGATTTTCATGTTACTTTTTGTGATTTTCCCATTCTACCCATACAGCCAAAAGAGAAGATAAGCTCTTGCCTCTTTTCTCTTTTCGCTGCGATACTCTTTTACTTCATAGCCACCTTTTACACACATCCGTACCGAGCAAACTCCCACATGCTCGCATATCAACTTTCGGTCTGCCCGATGGGAATTGTGTCGCAAAGGTATTTGCCATGTCTTTATTGTATGCAAGGTTGTAACCTGAAGTTTCACTACAAAATCTCCACGCTCCGCTTCGCAGAGGTAGTATTTTGTAGTGAAACCCTGCATACATAGCCATGCCACCTGTTGAAGCGACATAATTTCAATCAAGCCCGAAAGTAAGTGAAATGCTACAGGAGGGAAAGTAACAAACTTAAAACTTGGTATTTATGGCAAATTATGCAACCAACATTTTCCACGCAAGAACGGAAAATAAAACAGACCTCGACAAAATAGAGGCTTTCTTGGATGACACTTTCAGCGAATTTACCAATCGATATGGTGATAGTGTAGATGCAGAATTTTCCTCTCGTTGGGTGTATCCAGAAGAAGAAATCAAAAAATTGGTAGAATCGTTGGAGGACAAAGATAAAGTCTATATCAAGATTCTAACCTATGAATTTGAAGACGAGTACGTGAGCTTTAGAATATTCTCTCAGGGAGAATGGAAGGTCAAATTAGTAACTGAATGAGTAGAAGAAGATAAAGTAAAATTATGGTCTATCCTACACTTTGCTTATTCTATAAGAGACACACGGATGGAACGATTGTCGGTGATTTCGACAACAAAATCACTGTTCGTTTCATCTGTGGCAAAGAGAGAGTATTAAATACTGTGATGAAGTAATTTTTACAATTTTACAACATAGAAACCATGACACAGATAGCAATGAAATTCGTCCAATGGGATGTGCCCGAATTGGAAAAACTGAAAGATAGCAAGGTTTACAAATTACGGGAACGTCTTGATAATGGCGACAAGTTGAGTCGGGAAGAAAAGAACTGGCTCACCCGCAATGTGAAAGAGTGCTGCCATTTCAAAAGAGGTATCGCTTTAATGGGCTACCGTTTTGACTTCTCCGATGTTCTCAAACGGTATTTCGTGAAACAACATGGACATATTGCCGAATATTATGCCATTGACAAAACCGCACTACGTTCTGTCCTATATGGTCGAATTGAAGATATAATCGAAGTACAATAAAAATCAAAAGAAGCATGAAAGTAACAATTGAACACAGCTTTTGCCCCTATTGTGACGAGGTAACTGAACTTTATTTCCGAATCATTAACACGATTCTTTTTTCTGGCAATGAGGCGGAATTGCGTGAAAGCATGAGACAGTTGGAGAAAAAAACTCCACTTGATGAATATTTCACATACGGTTACGGTGCACGACACCTTTGGGTTTGCCAGCGACGTCCCAGCGACAAAACCAAAATATTCGAGCATCGTATTATGATGGTTGAATTTCAATGACACCTTGGACAAATATCATCGACTGGCTGGAATGGAATCACCCATTTCAGCCTTACTTCCATTTTCCTTTTATAACTTTTTCTTTTGGCTGCGCCACTCCCTTTTGTAGAAACCAGCCATTCGCACAAAGCGAATTGGAAACCACTTTGTGAAAAGTCTGGTTCTTCCTGCCGTTTTTCCTTCCAGTTCCATTTTTTTTCGATGCGGATATCACTATCCTCCAAGGATGGGCTACCTACGCTTCTGTCCACTCTTGGCTGACACATTCCTTATGCAGTGGCCTTTTTTCTGATTGGATGGTATTCTGTTTGTTACAGTCTCAATTCAAGCCAGGCATGTCTCGCTTTGGCTTTGCTATTCTTCACTGACTTTCGGACGGATGTCTCGCCTTTGTGCCGACATTTGGATTTGCTCTTTTTCCTTATCATTACCGGTTTACTTGTTTCCCATTTTCCATAATCGCTTTTTATCGAAGCAATCATCATTTTTCCTCTGCAAAGATAGTATGCCGACGGGAACGACATGGTTGTCTTGACCAATGGCGTAGCCGCTTCAATCTTCCTTTATCGAGCCTTCGATTTTACCTGTGGCTAAAAATAAAGCGTATTGACGCGCTATCCTTGGTGCATCCCTTAAACGACATCTACTTTTTAGGCAGTGTAAAAATTGATTTAATAACTTCTAAAAGCAATTCAACATGAAAAAGATTGAAAACAATTTCACAGTAACCGGATTCTTAGGTAAAGACGCTGAAATCCGAGAGTTCACCAACAGCAGTGTCGCACGTTTCCCATTGGCCGTAAGCCGTCAGGAAAGGAATGCCGAGGAAACCAACCGCATTTCAGCCTTTATGAATATTGAGGCTTGGCGTAAAAACGAGAATACTGGGTCATTCGACCAACTGACCAAAGGTACGATGCTCACCATTGAAGGCTACTTTAAGCCTGAAGAGTGGACCGACAAGGTCGGTGTGAAGCACAATCGTGTTGTTATGGTGGCTGTCAAGTTTTATCCTCCTATCGAAAAGGAGGATGTTCCTGAAAAGCCGGTAAAGCCCGTGAAAAAAGGCAAAAAATAATTCTTGCCTTATCATGAACAAAGCGATCTTTTGGTCGCTTTTGTTTTGCTCATGACCGGATTAATACGCATCATACTTTTATAAGTGACTGTTGCGATGCCAAGCTCCAAATGAAATCTTCACCCGGTAATACTGTTATACTTAGCTCCACTTGATGAACAGGCAGATTACGATTTTCAATAGAAAAAAGAAGACTCTCTCAATTCCATACCTCTGAGCAGTTTTCCAGTCCCTCTTATAACCATATTTCTTCCCAAAAGTGAGGTTACGTCCGCCGTCCATTAATTTTACAGTGCGAAGTTAAGTCGGACGTGAACCTGCAAGGCGCGTTTCATTTGCAGTCAATGCCGTTCAAATGAAATCCTTCGGATTCCGCTTCCTCCTTGCATTGTTCCCTTCTTCCGCCTTGTGGTTTGCACGTAAAATCAAATCCCACCGGACGAGGTAAAAGCCTCTGAAGGGAAGGGAAAATAAAAAATTAGAATGTATGAAACAAATAATTTGGTCAAGTGATGCTCTATTGGATGAAACAGCAAGAGAGTATTATCAAAATTTCAAGCGAGAAGAACTGGACGATGATGCCTACAAGGTCAGCGATGAAGAGTGGTCGGACGAAGTGTATAATGAATTGGGGGATGAGCGGCAGAACCTAAACAAGGATGTCAATGGAGTCATTATTGCATTTGGAGATTTAGGATTGTGGAACGGACGCAAACAAGGCTATCAAATTTTGGGTGACAACATTGCCGGGATATTACAATCTACCCAGTATGATGCAGAGTGGTACGGTGACGGCTACGATATACGAGGCCGTATGTCGCACCATGATGGCACGAATTATGTTTTGTACCGTGTCGCTGAAAATCGTGACGACGCAGAACGGATTGCCGCAAAAATCTACAACTATGAAATTGACGAGAATGGTTTTCGCCAAGTTACACGTTCCCTCCACCCCTATGTGGCCGCAGTGTATGGCTGGAAAACTCTACAGGACAACCTCGTTCAGGTAAAATAGCCTGTAACCTGTACTTAAACAAATGCCGTAACGCTTTCTCAAGAGGCTGTTACGGCACTTGTGTTTTATGCCGTATATATTCTGCATAAAATGTGGTGGGAAACTATTCCTTTTTACACATTTATGAATGTTCCCGCCCAACTGTTGTAGGTGGCCGCTTGTGCCAGTTTCCTTTTTTAGACTCCGGCCCTCCTTTATAGCCCCATCCAGCTACCCCCTATATTTCTATCCCGCAAGCCTGGTTATTTCCCTGCAAAATTCGATTGCCGGCTGTCCGTCCTGTCAAGGACCGCTGACACTTGCTGCTGTAAAATCTTCCTCTCCGAAATATCGAAGAGTGTATTTTCCGCATCCTCCTTGCCCGTTCTGGCCGCCAATCCCGTGGGCAGAAAAATAATCAACCTTTCGGTACAGGAAGTATCGAAGGGAAATAAATAAAATATTAATCTTAAAATTTGAGGCATTATGACATTCAGAGAATTTATGTTAGAGAACGGTTATGAATTGCAAACAACCTTTTGGAATGATTTTTCCATTGCTGACCGATTTGGTCTTTCGGCGATACAGGACACTTTCAACCGTGCTTTTAAGGAGTGGAAAGAGAACTACAAGTATCTCACGGAACTGGTTTTAGTGCTTAACCATAAGATATGGCAGTATTATGAAACAAGGCCGGAAATTGCGACATTGTATAATACCCTTTGGGCACAAGCCAGTCAATATGCAATGGAGTATCTGGAAGATGACGAGCTAAGCTATTATTATGATGTAACGGATTAAATGTCCCAGCTCCTCCCACAGGAACAAAAGAAAGCCGGCTTTTGTCGGCTGCTCTTTGTGGTCATTCCCTTTTTTATCACTCCGTTTTACCCTTGTATAAAACGAAATTATTTCGTTTCAGGCTGCTACCAGTCAGGACTTGTTTTTTCCTGTGCAAAGGTATTGCCACGGAAAAACATTCAAGTACCGCTACGCTATTTGAACACAATTTTTCAGTAGCTTTCCCGATTTTCAATCGCTCAAATGTCGTATACGCTCCATACCGCAACTGTAAAAATTCTGTCCAAATTCCTTGCCTGCTTTTCCTTAAAGGCAATCTTGAATGCACGTAAAAATCAAATCCCGACTGGAGAAGCCTAAAAGCTTCCGAAAAAAGGGAAAAAAAGAACATGATGTTTAATAGCTAAATTTTAAAAGTATGGAAATTCAATTTGTGATTGTTCGTTCAGAAAATGCAGAGTATTTGTGTCACAATGTAAATGGAACGTATGTGGATGTCAGTGACCCATCAACAGAATTTGTTTCTGGAGAGGATGATTTTCGCTTGGTAGATCCGGACAGCTCCCTAACGCGGAAAGAATACGAGTTTCGTGGAGAACGCTTTTATCTCATGCCTCAATTTTATGGCAATGGCTGGTTAGCACTTACTTTGCAAAGTGTGGAAGATGAAACAGAGTATATCGTGCTATCCGTCAATTTGGAGAGCATGGATGCACTCGATTTGCCAGACCGTACATTTATTGATGTGAATCATTATCCGGATGCAATGGAGTTTCTGGAGACAAATAATTTAGCGACCTATTCAGGTTACAAGCGTAGAAGCGGATTTGTGGAATATCCAATGGCGGTATTGAATCTTCCTTTGCTTTATCAGCACGCCCCGCAGATTTTCCAAGAGGCGAATATCGAATGTTTTTAAATGGTTTTCTGAAAGTATGGTACTGATGACTACCAAAGAGATACCGTATCGGTTAAATCCTATCGGTATGGTATCTTCTTTTGCCCGAAGACAGGTGGCATCCCCCCTTTTTTACAGATTGCTCCGTGCCCACTTTTTTAATTTCCTTGTTTCCCTTTTATAGCAGCGTAACTGCCTGCTTCTCTTTTACAGCCCTTATGTAATGAATGTTGATGTTTCCTGTCGTTATCCAGACTTTCGCCCGGTCTTGTTTTCGTGTGCAAAATTACGGCGAACGAACGCTATCCAAGTATCGCTACGCTATCCGAAATGAAATTTGACGTAATCTTCCTAAATCATAGATTTCGGTATTCATAAAATTTCATTTCCGATTCCTTGCACTGCGTTCCTGCTTCGTCGTTTGGGACGCACATGAAAAACAACCCTTCCGGCAAAGTCGAAAGACTTGAAAAAAGGGAAAATAAAAAACTTAATTAAAAACGAAAACGAGTATGACAATAGAAGAAGTATTACAGCACGATTTAAAATTCAGATATATGTTATTGGGTCGTTTGCAAGCCGACTGTGAATATTATCTTGGCTTTGGAAACAAAAGTTCTCGTCGTTTGTGGGCTGGTTCTGAAAAGACACAAATTGAATACATGACGAAAATTCACGACAGCTTCCGAGAAAACGAAAAACCCGAATGGCTGACAATGGAGCAAATCAAAGAATACAGCAATGCTATGGGAGTAACACAAGAATAATTCAAAAAAAATACCGTAATGACCTTTAACGGAGGTGTTGCGGTATTACAGTATTACAAATAAGGGTCGGAGTTTGAGAACATACCCTCTTATAATTGAGAGGGTAATAATAATCCCTCTTTTATAATTATATCATTCTATTCCTTTTTTATATTTCTGCAAAAGGAATAGCATTCTTCTTTTATATTAATTATTTTTCATTTTATCTCCCATCTATTCTTCATCCTATCACCGGTTTGGTTTTATCAGATGCAAAGGTCGGCTATCGCGCTTGATCCTGCTACTTGAAGTGTATTTCTTACAAAATTCTTCCTTCCTGCGCAAGAGTAATTTGGCAAGAAAAGTTGCCGTATGAAGCTGTATCGACATCCGTTTACCGCATCCATAAATCCCAAAACGGTTCAATCAGTAAAGAACCGACAATATGGGAAATAAAAGTTAATACTAACCAATTCTTTAAACATTAAAATCATGCCTAATTATGTAACAAACCGTTTAGAAATAAACGCAGACAGAGAAACAGTACAAAATGTGATGGATTTCTTAAAAGGAAAAACAGATGAAGACAGTACGCCTTGCTATATTGACTTCAACAACATTATCCCTATGCCAAAGGACTTACTGATAGAAGCGTCCACTTCTGGGGAATTTGGTATGCAGTATATCATAGCACAGCAACGTAAACCGTTCAATTCACAGGACGACCTGAAAGTCATTCAATGGATGGAAATTCAGGAGGAAAAAGTCAGGGAAGAAGCATTACAACTTGGAATGACATATCTGAAAAACTGGGGAAAATACGGTTATCCTACTTGGTATGAATGGTCTATCGCTAACTGGGGTACAAAATGGAATGCCTTTAATCAGAATTTTGAAGAACCGAACGTGCTTTGGTTTGATACGGCTTGGGAAGGTGTGCCGCTGCTTATCCAAACACTCTCCGAAATATTTCCGGACGTCGAGTTTCAATATGCCTATGCGGATGAAGACCTTGGTTCCAACGTGGGCAAAGGGACTATCCGAAATGGAGAAACCGACATGACATTCCCCGATAGCGGAAGTAACGATGCCTTTGAAATTGTCTTTTTCGTAAAACCGGGATTAGAGGAATACTTGGAACTGACAAACGAGGGGTATAGGTGGAAAGCCTAAACATCTCCGGACAGACAATATCCGACATGTATTCAGGGTATATCTCAACCGATATATCCTGGACTCCTGTTGCCGGAAGCTCCGTTTATATTTATTCCATTCCACTTCCTTTTTACAATTTCACGCCTCTTGAACCAGTCTTTTTTGACCGTATTTACCCATCCCTTGGCTGGCCTACTTATCATCTTTGAAGCTGCTTTTACTGAAACCGCCAAACACGCCCTTCAAGAGCTTGCCGACAACCCAGAATACCAGCAATACAATTATAATATCTCCCATAAGTCTTACTTTTATAGTTTTAACAATAATAAAAATACAAAATAATAACCGAAAAACAAATATACGATCCTGATTATCTGAAAATTCTATCAGGAGTCACCTTCATTTGTTCCGTCCTCTTTCGGGTTCTGTTTGACACGCGGACCGCTGGTTTGGCCACGATCAAGTTTTACGCCATATTTATTGAGTATGCGCCAAATAGAACTTTTGCTGCTAAAACCGCTTGCAGCCCAAATGTCATCGAAAGAATGCCCGTTGATATACATATCCACGATTGTCTTATCTCGTTCAGCTTTAGGTAATACCTTCGGCACAGCCGGGGCTTTGATATTCTGGCGTAACTTCTCGACATGAGCGGAATATTTTCGTAGCGCGGCAATTTCTTCCGGAAATGCCCCTATTATCCACAACACATCGGCTGCTGTCGTACCGGGGAATAATTCACCGCGAGTATCAACTCTGTCATGAATGGATATGACACGTACAATTTTGATACGGCATAGTTCGATGAACGCGGCCAGTTCTCTTAAGCCGCGTGCAGCATTGCTGAATTTGGATATGACTATTTCATCGCCCCTTTGAAGATTCGCCATAAGCTGTTTCCACATAGGTCTCAATGTTTCATGTTCAACTGTTTCCTCTACGATTTGTACACAACCATATCGCTGCATCCATTCTCTCTCAGCATCAAAACTGTCATTATTTTCCTTGAATATATAGCCAACTTTTGCCATTTTAATATACACTGTTTTGATAACAAGTGCAAATATAGCACTTTCATTTTAATCTAAAATCATATCGTGGCAAAAATCTCGCTAAATCCTTTTTTTAGCTTTTTTCTTGCACTTGTTTTCATTGATAATCATATT